TATAGGGTTCACCTATGCGTTAACCCTAACTAATAGTGGTATTTTAGCACTTGCAGGTGCATCAACTTCTGCTACTGGTGTTGGTATTACATTTCCTGCCACCCAATCAGCATCATCTGACGCAAACACGCTAGATGATTATGAGGAGGGAACTTGGACACCTAGTTTGACTGGGACTGCAACTTACACAACCCAATCAGGAAAATACACAAAAATTGGCAATTTTGTTTGGGCTGAATTTAGATTAAAAATAAATGTTATTGGAACATCTAGTAGTGAAGTTTTTGTACAAGGACTTCCTTTTACTGGTACAGGCTCACCCATAAATAGTAGTGGCGGTGTTTCATATTGGAATTCTTTAGCAGTATCTCCTTATTATTTATCTCTTCAAGTTTCAAATACTTCAGCAAATGTGTTGATAGTTGGAACAACAGGCGCTCAAGCAAATATTACAAATGGTATTGCAATTTTTGGAAGCGGTTCAGAATTAATTGCCGCATTTGGGTATTACACAGCAACTTAACTAGCGTGGATTCGTTAGTCGGACACTTAACTTAAAGGAAATTAAATGGCACTCACCGAAACCAAGGTCATTGACCAAATCACAGTTACCGAAAACGGCATAGTCCTGTATCGGGAAGCAACACGCATCATAAAAGATGGTGAGCAGATAGCAAAAACTTACCATCGTTCAAGTCTAATACCAGCACAAGATTTAACAGGTGTTCCTGCTAATGTTGCGGCTATTTGTAACGTGGCTTGGACTGAAGAAGTTATTGCTGCATACCAAGCACAAATTGCTGCTAATATACTAAGTTAGAAAACAAATAACAAAACGGAGACAATATGGCAATTACGTTAGATGGATCATTAGGAATAACAACACCTGGAGCAACAATTAGTGGCACAGATGCTATATTGCTTCCAAAAGGAACAACAGCTCAACAACCAACAGGTGTTGCTGGATATCTTAGATTTAATACCACTACAACACAGTTTGAAGGATATAACGGAAGTGCGTGGTCATTGATAGGTGTTCCGTCAGTTATGACAATTTCGTCAGTTGGCGCAACGCTTTATCTTAATTCGACTTTTGGAGGCTTTTAATGATTATTAGAACAAATTACGAAACATCAAAACTTTATATTAATTTAACTCGAAGAGGTCTATAATGGCTGCTGGAACCACACCTATTTTTCCAATTTCTCCTTATGCAGTCAATGCATCTTTAGCAGCGGCAACGGCTTGCACAACTCGTGGACCTACAGCAACAGCATCACTTGCTGGTGCTAACATTCTGGCTTTTGTGCCAGTCAGTACTAATGGTCTTCGTATTGACATGATACAAGTCAAAGCGTGTTCAACTTCAATAACAGCAGCAAGTGCAGCAAATATTGTAGGTATCTGGGTATGGGATGGTACTACTGCATATTTGTATGATGAAATTTTAGTAACAGCAGTAACGCCTTCAGCTTCGGCAACAGCTTCTTTTGTGGCTCAAAAAAGCTATACAAATTTGGTGCTTCCATCAACATGGGCTTTGTATGCTTCAGTTGGTGTAACTACTACTGCTTCAACAACTGCGCTGAGTGTTCAAGCGTTTGGTGGGAGTTACTAGAATGACGTTTCCTAAGTCATTTCAAGTGGGGGGCAGTCTTCCAATTCCGTTTGTAATTAGCAATAAAACTGCGGCTTATACGGTGCAAGCCACTGATGCTGGAACAATTATTAACTGCACCAGCGGCACGTTTACTGTGAGTTTGACTGCTGCGGCTACATTGGGCGCTGGGTTTAATGTAACTATTTGGAATACAAGTTCTACTTCTACAGACACAATTACCATTGACCCTGCTGGTGCTGAAACAATTGACCTTAAAGCAACATTAGTTTTATCAACTGGCGAAGGCGCTCAGATTGTTTGTGATGGAACAAACTGGATTGTTAATAGAAGCAAATTGCGTTTATACGCTGATAACTCTGGAGTAAACGGCATTAGACCAACAGCAACTGGTGACCGCGCAGTAGCCATAGGTTCAAACAGTGGGGCTGCTGGGCAGTTTGGGGCCGCGGTTGGTTATATTTGTAATGCTTACAATATTGGTTCTAGTGCTTTTGGGTATTTTGCTAGTGCATCAGGAAACTATTCTTTAGCAATTTCTGGAGATACGGGAGCAACCTACCAAAGTGCAATTGGTTATAATTCTGCCGGCAATAGAGCGCAAGCCGTCACAGGCGCAGGTGCAGTGGTACTAGGTGGCTCTTACGCATCAGGCTCAGATAGTTTTGCTGCGGCTGCTGGGAATAATTCAAGCAGTTATGGCGCAACTGGGGGTAATAGTGTTGCACTTGGTCATTCAGCAACAGCATCAGGCACATATTCTGCTGCAATAGGTGGCAGTGGTGCGATTGCTTCTGCAACACGGTCTGTTGTACTTGGTGGATATGCCAGTGAAGCAAATGCCACTTATTCTTATGCGTTTGGACATCGTGGTTTAGCAGCTTATGTCGGTAAATACGCATACGGAGTTTTTACATCAAGTACTGTAGGAACATCTCAGGGCGGGTATATGGTGTTGGCTATAAGTACAACAGATGCAACTGCTACTAAATTAGGTTCAGATGGTGGAGCAGGAGGGGCAACCAATCAAGTCATACTTGCCAACAACTCAGCCTTTGCCTTTACAGGAACTATCATAGCACGGCAACAAGCCGCTGGCGGCACAGCATCTGCAGCATGGAAAGTTGAAGGATTAATTCGAAGAGAAGCTAATGCCGCAAGCACAACACTTGTAGCATCTACTGTTACCGCTATAAGCAACGTACCAACTTGGGTTATTGCACTTACTGCAGACACTACCAACGGCGGCTTGTCTATTACAGTTACGGGTGCAGCGGCTACCAATATTCGTTGGGTTGCCACCATCCAGACTTCAGAAGTTACTTACGCATAAGGAAACAAAATGGCTATTCAAAAAGATTTATCAAATTCACAATATGGTGTTCCTTTTACAGGTGCATATTTTCGTATTGTCACAGCAGCAATTTCTCGTCAACGTACAGAAGTTAACCGCCACAGCGTCGTAATTGATGTTGCGGGTTACGCAACTAGACCTCTAAATGAGGATACTAGAGATATTGAGTTTCGACGCTATCACTGTCCATTAGCAGAAGTTGAAGCTTGTTCCGGTGAAAGTTTCTTGGCTAAATGTTATGTGTGGGTAATGACACAAGATGACATGAATGGTTCGGAAGCAATTTAATGAAAAGTATATATAAAGATTTGAGTTGGTAATAAATTTTGATATATAAATATAACAAACCTAACAAAGGAGCAGCAAATGGCAATCACAAAAACTTGGAAAATTGAACAAATGGAACGTGCTTCATCCGATGACCTAGTTACTACAGTTCATTGGAGAGCTAACGGCCAAGAAGTAGTTGGCGATAAAACATACTATAGCACAGTTTATGGATCAATTGGTGTCACACGTGGTGAAACTTTTATTCCTTATGCTGGCTTAAAAGAATCTGATGTAATTGGTTGGGTAAAAGAATCTTTAGGTGCAGAGCAAGTTGCTACCTATGAGAAATCTTTAGCTGATCAAATTACAGCACAAAAAAATCCAGTTAGTTTAGCTGGTATTCCTTGGTAAGCAGTATAAATAGACAGTAGTACATTTTTTAACTTTAAAGGTGATATATGAATACAATTAAACTTGAATTTACGTTGGATCAATTGAATGTTGTTATGGCTAGTTTAGGTAAAATGCCTTACGAATCTGTGTTCCCGCTTGTTGAACTTATTAGAACGCAAGCTGGCCCACAAGTTGAAGCTCAACAAAAAGCAGACGCACCAGCAGCTGAATAATTAAGCAGTGTTGTCTGACAACGGGGATAATGAACCTTGTCAACTAAAAATTTTATAGTCAAGAATGGCCTCGTTGTTGGCAACACATTAGTTGTTAATGCTACAGGTTTTGTTAATACAGGAACAAAAGCAACATCAAATAGTACCGTAGATGGTATTGTTAAAGTTGTTGATTCCGTAACAAACACTTCAATCACTGTAGCTGCATCCGCAAATTCAGTAAAAAATGCATATGATACTGCAATAGCTGCTTATTCTAATGCAACAACATATGCATCCAACGCAACCAATATTTCTTCTGGAACATTAAATACAGCTAGGTTACCAGCAACAGCAAACGTAACTACAGCCATTAATGTTGGTGCTAATGTTAATTTAACTACTTCATCTATTGCTATAGGCAATTCTACCGTCAATACAGCAATAACTAGTAGCACATTAACTACAACAGGTAATGTTACTGCAGCCTATGTAAGTATAACATCAAATAATATACAAAAAGTATATCAGTATTATAATGCTGCAACAAGTAGCTTTGATACTATCTTTGTATAATGGCTATTGTATCAAGACTAACATCAACAGGTACATTATTATCTAATGTATTGTTTGATGAAGTTACTCAACCTACAATAAGAGTAACTACATCAGCATATCAAGCAACATTATTTGATGAGGTTACATACAACACTACATCTCCAGCAATTAAAAATTTAATAACTTATACAGAAGAATTAGATAATGCTAGTTGGGGTACCCATTCTGGAATTACAGTAACTGCAAATGCAATAACAGCTCCTGATGGAGCAACAACAGCAGATCAATTGACAGGTGATGGTGTTTCGAATGGTTATCTAACTAAAACTGGGGTCAGTTATGTTAGTGGTACTACATATACATGGTCGTGTTATTTTAAAGCTGGTACAGCAACAACAGCAGTAATACTGGTATATAGTACATATTTTGGTGGTGGAAGTAATAAATCAACTGTATTTGATCTATCTAATGGTACAGTAACAAGTTCAGGTGCATCCGCATCTGGAATTGTATCAGCAGGAAATGGGTGGTACAGATGTTGGCAAAGTCATACTTGTGTAATAAGTAGTTCAGCTGGTCACCAATTTGTAAGAATGAATGTAGTTTCAGGAAATTTTTATGCTTGGGGATATCAAGTAGAAGAAGGATCATCTCCAACCATATATCAAGGAATTGCAGCAGCTAGTACTTTAGTAACCCCTTTGTTTGCTAAACGGGAAGATCGTATTGGTACATTATATGTAACAAATTCACTTGATGAAGTCACCACTATAGCTTAATTAAAATAACAAATAAATAGAGACACTATGGCAAAACTTTTAACTGGCACACGCATATACGGTAATGCATCTATTGATACAGCATTAACTGTTGGTTCTAATCTTACAATCAATACTTCAGCTATTGCTGTAGGTAATTCTACTGTTAACACTACAATAACAAGTAACTCTTTTAGCACTAACGGAACATTAACAACTACAGGATTAATTACTGGTGGTGCTGGATTAACTATAACAGGAACTGCCAATGCGTCAACTGGTGTCAATGTTGGTGCTAATGTAAACCTATCAACATCTCAAGTTGCAGTAGGTAATTCTACTGTTAACACTACAATAACAAGTAGCTCTATTAGTACTAATGGAACATTAACAACTACAGGATTAATTACTGGTTCCGGTGGAGCAACAATAACAGGAACTGCCAATGCGTCAACTGGTGTCAATGTTGGTGCTAATGTAAACCTATCAACATCTCAAGTTGCAGTAGGTAATTCAACAGTTAATACAGTTGTAACTCAAACAACTGCCTCATTTAATGCTAATTCAAGTGCTACAGCATTGTATGTTGCTGCTAATGGTAATATTGGTATTGGTAATTCTTCACCAGCACAAAAATTAGATGTAGTTGGTTCTATTAAATCTTCGGCATTAACATCTGGGCGCGTGATTTATGCAGGAACAAGCGGTTTATTGCAGGATTCGGCTAATTTGACGTTTGATGGAACGGCTCTTACATCATTAAACAATTCAACTGCCCAATCAATTATTCTTTCACGCACTTCTGCTACAGCAAGAAATTGGGGGTTAGGTGTTGATGCTGATGGTGCATTTAGACTTACTGATTCTACAAGTGGTAATGTTATTTTATCTGCTGGAGCAGCGGGAATCACTACTCTTACCGCAATAACTGACCTTGTATTCAAAGCAAGTAATACAGAACAAATGCGTATTACTTCTGCAGGTAACTTAGGTATTGGTACTACTTCGGCACAGTATTTATTAGAAGTTAAAACTAATAATACTGCTGGTCAAGGTATTAAAATATGGGGATATTCTGCGGATGGATCTAAAAACAGTAATATTTTTTTTGGTGATAATGCAGGTACAAATTCTTATGTATTAAGATTTGTTAATACCTATGGTGGGGGAACTGGAGAACTTTATGGTCTTAATTTAAGGTCATTAAACACTTCTGCTGATTTTAACGTAATGGCAGGAACAGAAGCATCTTCAATAGCAGGATTAACATTAAAAGGTAATAGTGGGAATGTAGGTATTGGCACTACTTCACCAAGTGAAAAATTAGATATTCAAAGTTCTGCAGATTTGAAAGCAAGAATTTACACAACTGGGTCATTAACTCATGCTGGTTTAACTTTAAAGACAGCTACATATGAGTATATAATTCAAAATTTAACTACAACCGCTGGCTCTTTCGGGGCTTTAAGATTTTATGACATTACAGCTGATGTTGAGCGTATGCGTATTACTTCTACTGGTAATGTTGGTATTGGTTGTGTGCCTACAAATAAATTAGAAATTTCTGGTGGTTCCATCCGAACAATTAACAATACTTCTGGAAGAATTACTTTTAACAATGACGCAACAGAAGCATGGTTAGGATTTAATGGTGCAGGTCTAACTACTTTATATTCTGGCGCATTACCTCTTAGCATTGCAACGGAAGGTGCAAATTATATAACTATAAGTCCTAATACCACAGAAGCTATGCGTTTTACTAGTGCAGGAAACGTAGGTATTGGCACTACTTCGCCATATAACAAATTAGCAATTAATGGTTCAGACCCAGTATTATATCTTGTTAATTCAAAAACTGCGGCAAACGGAAATATTGCTAGATTGACGCTTAACCCTGCGGGCGGTTTTGATAACGCAACATATTACAAACTTGGACCATCTATTGATGGCTATTTAGAAAACTCATCAACTAATCTTACTGCTTTAGTTTTTAGCACTTATAATGGGTCATCTCTTTTGGAACGAATGAGAATTGACTCATCAGGCAACGTAGGTATTGGTACTGCTTCCCCTGCAGCAAGTACATTAACTTTAACCGGAAAAAATTTATACTTTAGTGGTGCTAATTTTGTAATGTGGGATACAGGTGGTCAATATGGTATAAATTCTGACTCATCAACACGTTTATCATTTTACAGTGGTAGTGCTACAGAACGCATGCGTATCAACTCAAGCGGCTTTGTGGGGATTGGACAAACGACTCCTATTTCGTTTCTAGATATATACGGGAGCGGTGCTTACACCTACTCAAGATATTGGAGAAGTGACCAAGCAGGATATGGCGCAAGATTTGGAACTGCGGACACTTTGATGGGGTCAGCACCAGCAAGAAGCGCAGGGGTTGATGGATTCTCTGCTGTAGTTTTTGGTATTGCTGGAACAGAGTCGATGCGCCTTAATTCATCAGGTAATCTGGGTATTGGTACATCATCACCAGGTAGTACATTAACCGTAGCAGGAACTATTTCTTCTACTGGAGCAATTTCAGGCACACGATTTAATGTTAATGCCAGCACCGCAATTGATGCTGCTAGTGTATTTGGTTATAATTCCACTCAAGGCACATACATATTTTCTAATGTTGGTTCAGGTCGTATATTCAGTTTGTATAATGGTACTGGTGGTGAACAATATATTATTGGTACAAGTTTTGAACATATTTGGTTAACTAACACCGCTGAACAAATGCGGTTAACTACAACAGGGCTAGGTATTGGTAGTTCGCCATCTTTTAGACTTCAAGTTGCCGGAGCTTCGGATGTAACTTTAAGAATAGTTGCAAAATTTGCTCAAAATCAAACAACTGATAATTCACATACAGTTATTGGTTTAGGTGTAGAAAATGGTGCATGGGCTAAAGGAGGTTTTGGTTGGATACGTAATGGTTCTGGATATGACACTGGAACATTAACTTGGTATAATAGAAACACAATTGATACAACTAGTCTTACAACATCTGATGAGGTAATGCGAATTAATCAAGATGGTGTTTTGGGTGTAGGTAGCACAATACCAAATACTAATAGTTACTATCATAGAGTTTCTCGTAATGCTCCATCAAGATTTGTATTTGGTATAGAAAATACAAATACAGGTAGTTATCCAAACGGTTTAAGTATTGTGTATAGTGGAACAAATGCTAATGGTTCAACTGATAATTACTTAGTTGCTTCTAATACTACCGAAACAAGATTTGCAGTAAAAAATAACGGAGGTATAGCAAACTATCAAGCCAACGATGCAAACTTATCAGACCGCAGAGAAAAGACTGATATTGAACCTGCCAAATCTTATTTGAATATTATGTGTCAAATACCTGTAGTTACATTTAATTATATTGATCAATCAGTAGAAGATCCAGGAAAAACATTAGGTGTCATTGCACAAGATGTAGAAGCAGTTGCTCCAGAATTTGTCACTGAAAGTAATTGGGGTAGTCCTGGTAATGAATCTAAAATTAGAAAATCAATATATCAAACAGATTTTCAATTTGCATTATTAAAATGTATACAAGAACAACAAGCACTTATTACACAACTTCAAGCAGATGTTGCATTATTAAAACAACAAATTTCTTAATATAAATACATCAGAAGTTTAAAATTTGAAGGGTTACATTATGATAGGTGAATGGTGCTATTTTAAATCAAAGTTCACACCAGAACTTTGTAAAGATATTTTAGATCAAGGTCTTTTATTACCATCTAAAAAAGCTGTAATGGGTGTTGATGTTAATAACCCAATAGTTAATAATGAATATAGACGTAGTGAAATTAGATTTATTGAAAAGAATAATAACAAATTTCAATTTCTTTTTGATGAAATTTGGAAACTAGCTACAATAGCTAATAATGATTTCTTTAGATTTCATCTTTCCAAAATTGATTACATTCAATTAGCCGAATATAACGGTGACCAAAAGGATGAGTACAAGAAGCACCACGATGTCTTTTGGATGAACAATGACCCGCTATATCACCGCAAATTATCATGTGTTATACAGCTTTCTGATCCTGATACATATACTGGTGGAGACTTTGAGCTTTATGATTTAAATGAATATCCATCCAAAGAAGAACTACGTCAGCAAGGTACAGTTATATTTTTTCCATCATTTCTTACACATGCAGCATTACCCGTAACAAGTGGTATACGACATTCTTTAGCTGTTTGGGTTGATGGACCTAAGTGGAGATAGAGTTAAAGCATTGTTCTAAAGGTATTATTTTGATTTAAACGTGTAGAATAATAACATATAAATACTTGTGATATAACAAAAAACCAATTTCAGGAGTGTTTATGGCTGTTCCAACATCACGAGACGAGTTCAAAGAATACTGCCTTCGCAAACTTGGTAAACCAGTAATAGAAATCAACGTTGATGACGATCAAGTAGATGATCGCATTGATGAAGCATTAAAATACTATTGGGATTATCATTTTGATGGGTCAGAAATGACATATTATAAACATCAAATTACATTAACCAATCAAACAAATAAATATATTACTGTTCCAGAAAATATTATTGGTGTTGTATATTTGTTCCCAATTGGCGATCCCTCTGTTTCTAGTGATGATTTATTTAATATTAGGTACCAGATTGCTTTGAATGATCTATACACTTTAACTAGTGTATCAATGATTCCATACTATACAGCTATGGAACATATTGCATTCTTACAACAAATGCTTGTTGGTAATCAACCTATTCGCTATAGTAGACATAAAAATATTGTATATTTGGACATGGATTGGGAAAAGGTGAATGTAGGCGATTACATTCTAGTCCAGGCATATCAAGTTGTTAATCCTGACATTTATACAGATGTATGGGGTGATCGTTGGTTGCAAAATTATTGCACAGCATTAATTAAAAAGCAATGGGGATCTAATTTAACCAAGTTTACTGGAATGCAACTTCCTGGTGGTGTTCAATTTAATGGTGAAAAAATCTACAATGATGCTGATGAAGAAATTAAACTTATAGAAAAGGAAATGATAAATTCATACTCGCTTCCTGTCATGGATATGGTTGGTTAATACTTAAATGGCCACCAATTTCTTTTTTAATAATTTTCAAAATAGTCAAGAACAGCTATTAATTGAAAATCTTGTCATAGAGTCTATAAAAATATATGGACACGATGTCAAGTATGTTCAAAGAACACTTAGAAACAGAGATGGCCTATATGGTGAAGATGCTCAGACATCAAGATATTCCACTGCTTTAGATGTTGAAATGTATATCAAGGATGTTGATGGATTTAAAGGTGATGGTGAATTTCTTTCTAAATTCAATCTTGAGATTAGAGACTCAATTACATTTACTCTAGCTAAAAGAACATTTTTTGATGAAGTTGGTAACATCCTTTCTCTTGATAGACCCAGAGAAGGTGATTTAGTATTTTTTCCATTGAATCAAAAATGTTTTGAAATTAAATATGTTGAACAAGAATCAATTTTCTATCAAATGGGTTCGTTGCAAATGTTTGATTTAAAATGTGATCTGTTTGAGTACAATGGTGAGTTGTTTGAAACTGGAGAACCAGACATTGATGCTTTGTATACAACATACAATCTTGCTCTACCAGTATCAACATTTATATCAACAGGTGGTTTTGATGAATTTTCATTAGCAGCTGAAGATGGAAGTTATTTAATAACAGAAGGTGTAGATTCTGTTGCTGATATTGATCCTGCTGCTGACAATGCTACAATAGAAGCTGAAGCAGATAATTTTCTTGATTTTTCAGAAACAAATCCATTTAGTGAAGGACGGTTCTAATGTTTGGTAAAAAGTTTTATCATGGATCAATTAGAAAATACATTACATTGTTTGGAACATTGTTTAATGATATAGAAATAGATCGTGTAGATTCAGATGGCAATGTCGCCTCTACAATTCACGTTCCTATTTCTTATGGACCAAAAGAAAAAGTATTAGCCCGCTTAGAACAAGATCCCTTGCTTAATCGTAAATATGCTATTTTGCTTCCTAGAATGGCATTTGAATTAACTAATATTAATTATGCTAGTGATAGAAAACTACCAACAATCAATAGAAATTCAAATATAACAACCGAATCTGAAAAATCTATTAAGTATCAATACAATCCTGTTCCTTATGATCTGATGTTTACGTTAAGTATTATGGTAAAGAATGCTGAAGATGGAACAAGAATATTAGAACAAATACTTCCTTTCTTTACACCAGAATGGACTCCAACAGTTAATTTAATTCCTGAAATGAATATTTCAATGGATGTACCTGTTATTCTTATGGATGTGGTATCCCAAGATACATATGAAGCTAACTTTGAAGAAAGACGTTCATTAACTTGGACATTAAATTTCTTAATAAAAGGTTATATATTTGGTCCAGTCAAGAGTACAGGTATTATCAATGTTGCCAATGTCAATTTTTACGATGCTACTTTATATGATGATATTAACGGTGCTATTGGAAATGCTGATATTTTAGAAAATGTAAATATACAACCTGGATTACTTGCTAATGGACAACCAACATCAAATAGTTCATTAACAGTAAATAAAGATTTAATTCAAGCTAACGATAACTATGGATATATTATTACTAAAACATGATGAATGATAAAATTGCGCAGTCATTGGGACTAAACCCAATTGAAAAAGAAATGCAGGGGCAAGTAATTGTAACCTCTTCACCCAACAACACTACGGAAGTAGATTTTGACTATGCTCGTGGTCAAATGCTTAATGTTATTGAAAAGGGACAAGAAGCTCTTG